GGCGCTTCGGTTTTTACCCTGAGGATTCCGCCTCCTGAGCCGTCGGCTTTCGGCGGTATTTTTATACCGTCCCGCTCATAGCGCTCCTTTCTCGGCTCCGAGATTGCCCGTGTGTAACACTTACAACCGTACCCGTTTGGCGGTAAATGATTATCCCAGAACGGATCATCTTTCGGTAAAATAAGACCGTCCCATGCAAGATGTTGTTCACGGTGCTTTTGGGCATTACCGACACGGTACATAAGATAAGGATGCAAATCGCTTGCCATCGTGCGATCATATTGAGCCTTCTGAAAAGCGCTGCGTAAATTGACGTTATAGATGGTTTTAAGCCGCCGGTCGCTTCCGAGCTGTGCATCAATTTCTGCTCCGGTAAGCGGATCGGTCATCTTCTTTTTGCCCCACCACCCCTTCTGTTGCAGTGTCGGCTTTAAATTCTTTTTAAAGTGTTCAAAGCTGTGCCCTTCTTCAAGCGCTTTTTCCACCGCCTTTTTAATATCGCTTAATACATCAAGCTGCATCGCCTTTGCAACGGTAAAGGCTGTCGCGTGTTCTTCGTTCCAGACATCCTTATACGAAAAACCGACTTTTAAATTTTTATCTTTGATGTAGTTGAGCGCATCTTCAGGGATAAGAGAATCAGGCATTGACCGCCTCCCCATGCTCACCAAAAAGATTTTGCCGTTTTTCTTTTAGCGCTTTTTCAATCCGATGTTTGGCAATAGCAAAATAATTATCGTCCAGCTCTATACCGATAAACCGACGATCGGTATTGATGCAAGCAACGCCGGTTGTGCCGGAACCCATACAATTATCCAGAATGATATGCTGTTCTTCCGTATATGTTTTTATTAAATATTCCAGTAAAGCCACTGGTTTTTGAGTTGGATGATTTACTTTTTCATGGGAATTACTTACGACTCCAGGAAAGGTGATAATATTGCTCGGATATTTATAATCTGCATCGAAACTAGACCAATCACGTGGTGCGTACTGTGTTGCAAAACATACTTCACGAGAATTGTTTCCATTTGTTCGCCATTGTTTGCTTTTACCTCGTTGGGCTTGACGCACACGGTCTGATATTCTCGGTTGCATTTGCGGAGTATATATATTTTTCCCGTATGAGAAAACAACAATATCCTCGCTGTACTTAAGATGCATTCGCTTTGCATTTCCCATATTACTCGGCTTATGTTTTTGCCACGTTAATTTCTCGCGAAACATTTTTTTATTACTACAGATCAAATCACTCGTAAAAGGTTCGTTTCCGAAAAGGATAATAACTCCGCTTTGTTTCAAAATACGTTTATATTCTTTCCATAATAAATCAAAAGGAATCTGTATATCCCACGCACATTTTGTAGTGCCATACGGCGGATCAGTAATAATCGAATCGATACTGCCGTCAGGGATTTTGGGCAGAAGGTCTATACAATCTCCCCGTAATAGGTTGATATTTTCAGTGAGTTCCATACTATTCATCTTCCTTGTCAAAATTGGCATCGCCTTCGGCACGGGATTTAAAAAATGCGATTGCCATTGTGCGGGCTATTTTTGCGGGATCCCAGCCAGTTACCAGCTTTTCAAGTTCCGCTTCAAAGCTCGTAAAATCGGTCGCTTTATCCGCTGCTTGTTCCAGTACTGCTGCAATATCGTCGGTAATAGCGATAAAGTCTTGCTCGTTTTCTTCCGGCAGTTCATCATCATCGCTTGCGTAGGAAGAAACGCCGCTTGCATTGAGTGCAATGGAGCCGGAGAGCGCCCCGTGCGTATTCAGTTCCGTTTGATACGGATTCAGCGCAGTGAGTATCTCATCGTCTTTTTCCGGAGCGGAAAGCCCTAACAGCGTATGCATTTCCTGCGCCTTTACTTTTAACCCCAGCGGTACGAGCTTCGTAACGGAATCGACAATGAGCTGTACGTTTTTCGGTTCGACGTATTTGATACGGAGTTTCGGATAGCGTTCCTGTTCGCCGAAATTAAAATTGACATACGGGATAACAAGGTCGCGGTTTAAGGTTTGCTCAAGCTGGCGCACATCCGCTTTTAAGATATCCTGTCTAACAGTCTGCTGGTCTTGGCTGTCTCCGAGCTTGCCCGGAGTGCCTTCGGCGCTTGCCGTCTGTCCGAGCACCAGCTTTGAAAGCTGCTTATCAACCCACTCAGCAATGTCTTGATAAACGGTTGCATTGCTCGCCGTTGTTTTACTTTCGATAATATCGATGAGCATTGAATCGGGGATCACCGCTCCGACATCTGCGCCGATTGCGGCAACGGCACGCTTTAAGGTTGCAATATCTTCTTTTGTGGCTTTACGTCCGTATTTACCGATTCTTACCGGATAGCCGAAGCGATCGGCGAATGCTGCCCAACTACTTACGTCATACGTTTTAATCAGCCAATAAAAGAGCGCGGTAAAGCTCAAGCCGGAGGTAATCTGCTTGCCGCTTAACAGATTCGGCTCATGCACGATAAACTTGTACATCTCAAGCGGGTGCAGCTCCATACCGTAAGGATCACGAAGTGATAATATGCCTGTTTCTTTATCGTACGCGAACCAGCGCGGATCACGGAAGTAAAAGGTTTGCGGTTTCCACCGCGAGCCGGAAGTCTCCCAGATAATTTCATTGACGCTAAAGCCTTTGCCTAAAGCGTCAAGCGTGTTTTTGATTAAATCCATACAATCGGCGTGTTGCGCAATATCTTCACTGACGGCATCGGCGATTGCAAGGTTTTCTTTATCATCGCTTCCCGCTTGCACATACAGTTCCAGTCCTTCAACAGCGTGTTTGCGGGTTGAAAGCACTGAGCGGTAATGCGCATCGCGCTCTTCCAACTCTCCGGCAATCTCCAAATACTCCGCTGGAACGTCTCCGCGGCGTACCGTATCTAAAAGGGATGCCAGCTTCTCCGGGGTAAGCCCTGCAACTAAACCGCCCGACCATAAGTCGCGGTTAGAGTTTGCAACCGGCGTCGCCCGCTGTTCGGTTAAACCGTGCGTGTCTTTGTGTTCTTTATTGCTTCCGGCTTTGCCGGTTAATCGTCCCAGCCATCCCATGGCTTAACTCCTTTAAGTCCAAATGTCGTTCTTGTTTTAACCGACTCATACGCGTAGGGCTGATACCCTGCTTCATAGCTTTGCAGCTCTGCATAGTGAGCCATTACTTTTGCGATACACGCATCGCCGTGCCGTCGTACCCTGCTTGAGCCGGTGCGATCTGTAACAAGCGGGACTCCCTGCACAACTTTTACCACCGTAAAATCATCACGGATAAAAAGATCATTAGGCACGCTTGCCGTTTTTTCTTCAAACGCGCTTTTTAATTTGGGAAAATACTCGGCGTACCATTTGCGTGAAAGCATCACTTGATACACATACCCCGGCCATTCCTGCGCGGCAAGTTCGGCAATCATTTGTCCGTTTCCCCGTGAGTCAAAGGCGGCCCCTTCCAAATTAGTCACTGTATTTCCGACAAGCTGTATCAGCTGCCATTGTTGGGCAAACGGAATATTGCGTAATTCAATTACGCAGAGCGTTTGGGAAACACCTTCTTTGAGTATTTCATCAAGCCAGATAACGGTTAAGTCTCCGGAGCGGGCAAAGTCTTCGCCGATAACAACCGGATTGCGCGTTCCTTGTAAAACCGGCTTTATCTCTTTAAACCATTTTTGAATGGTGCGCTCCCGCTTCCACTCGCTTTCAAATGTGAAGGTATCGCTTTCGGTAAACCGGAATACCGGCGCATCTTTTTTGATGCTGTCAATGAGGGAACGCGGGAAATACTGCGTCCCGTTTGCACGCGGCACACAATATAATTCTTCATCCGCGCCATCGCCGTAATCTTTAATGAGCGAAGCAAGCCACGCCGCTTCTTTTTCCGCACTCCATACCTCTCCTTTGACTTCACAAATGCGCTTGTATAAGCCGTCGCTCAAAGCATCATCAATCGTGGTGCGGTGCAGGGAGTACTCTTTTTTGCCGTCGTGAATCTCTTTGACTAAATCATTAAACGGATTATCTTCCCCGTCATGGGTGCTTAAAATAGCAACCGAGCCGCCCCACATCAAAAGGGCTAATGCTGCTTTTAACAGTTCCGATAAATCATCGCAGAATGCCGCCTCATCAATAACGACATGTCCCTGTTTTGAGCGAAGCGAGCGCGGTACGGACGGCAGTCCCCAAATCTCAAACCCTGAATCAAAGCGGATTTTGTAAACGGTAATGTCCTTATCTTCATCTTTGATCACTGTCTCTTCCATATCGGAGCAGGCGATGTTCAAAAGCTTTGCCCAAAATGCGGCATCATTGACAAACTGCTGCGTCATCTCTTTTGCATACGAAAGATAGTAGCAGTTCATCCCGCCGTCAGTACGTGAAAGCGCTGCCAGTAATACCGCATAGAGCGCTTCTACATACGAGGCTCCGATACGGCGGCTTTTTTCCCAGACCTTTACCTTTGCCGTGTCTTGGAGCCAACGGCTTTGGTAGTCAAGCAAGATGTTTTTGCTTAATGCTTCCGAGATGGTCATGTTTGTATCCTAAACACTTCGGCAAGAATGGTTTCCATTGCTTCTTTACTCACGCCTTTTTTCTTCCCAACCGCTTCAACCTTTGCTGCCGTCTCTTTAAGGATGAGTTCTTTGATGGCATCTTCCCGCTCGGCATTGAGCTTTTCAGCGTGTTCCAATTCCTTCAAGCCGCGGGAGACTTTAAAAATCACTTCGGTCATGAGCTTCGGATCAACTACTGCCTCTTCTTTTAATTCTTCCAATTCACAGATAAGGTCAAAAGCAACAAGCCGTATCTGCTCATTTACTACTTTACCCAGCTTATTGCGCGTATCGCTGCCGTACTTTTCCAAGTAGGCTTCTGCAACCTCGCGGGCTTGCCGGTTTTTTTCGGCAAATTTTTTCATTCTAAGTGCATAGCGGTTAAGTGAGCTTTTTGAGATCAGCGGCTCTCCCGCCTCTGCATTGATGGCATCAACGATTTCAAGCTGCGTTACATCCGGTCTGTTGAGCAGTTCAATCAGGCGCTTGCGTAACGGTTCAGGCAGCTTATCAACGGCGCTTTTCTGTCCCATCTCTGTACCCTCTCGTAAAGCGCTTAATCCATAAAAGGCGGCTCAATGCCTTCTACCCGGCAATAGCCGAGCGCGACATCCAGCCCTGCGCGGGTAAGGTGTGCTAATACAAGACCTTTATCGGAAAGCCGCTCTGCCATAACAAAGCCGCGCACTTCAAGCCAGTTGATAAGCGTATTCACATCAGCAAGGCTCACTGTATGTCCGTATGTTTTTAAAAGCCGCTGGAGCATTTCGTTTGAAAGCGTCCTGCTTGCGTCTTTTTCAAGTCCCTGCAAGATGATACTGCGTTGGTTCGGTAAAAATATATTTTCCATCTTCCTTAAATCTCCTTTCTGCGCATTGTTTGTGTCGGCTATCTCCGCGGTGTGTTATTGATGAACCAGCCTTGAATCTGCTTTAAAATATTATTCATGCCTTTCATTTCCCCTTCGATATTACTGAGCCGCTGGCCGAGTCCATCGCTTACAGTCTTTTGAAGTTCCGCAACGACATCCTCAAGTTTTTCGATGCGCTCTTCCTGCTTTTTAATCTTTGCATCGGCGGAGTTTTGTACGCCGGCTATTTTTGCTTCAACCTTCTTTTTATGATTTGCCCAAAGCCCGCCGAAAAATCCGGTCGTGGCTATGAAGCTGCCGATACAAGCAAGGATAAATTTGACTATTTCCATCTGTTTACCATTCTAGGCTATCTTAATTGCAGCGCAATTCCGATGCCGACGCCTCCTGCCAATCCGATACTTGCCCCGCCTAAACTCCATAGCCACTTTTTGCGCCGTTCCGCTTTCAAAAGTGTTTCAAAGCCTTCCGCTTGTGTTTTCCAATACGCAACATCGGGTTTATATTCAAGGACTCCTTGTTTATAACCGGCGTTATACGCTTCCGTGATACTCTTTTCCGCTTCTTCAACGACAATATCAAGGAGTTCCTGAACTTCCTGTCCCGTGTAGTTTCTCGTTAAGTCGATGCTGAACTTCGAGCCGGAAGCGGTCGGTGATGGATTGCTTTTCTCGGCGTAAAGTGTCAGCACAAGCGGAAGCAGCAGCAAGATCGCTCGCAGGCGTTTGTTCAATTTCTTGTCTCGTGTGTTCTTTTGCAGCATGAGATTTCTCCTCTATTGTTTGCTCATCTTCTTTACTACGGCGGTTCAACAGGATAACCCCGATAACGGCAGCCGCCGAAGCGATGGCTGCCCAAAGAATAATGCCTGTCTGTTTAATCTTAGCGAACATCGTCGGTTTTTCCTTTGAAGATATTGTTTATCCAGATCGACGCGTCAACCGGCAAAAATACCCCCTTGCAAAAGCCTCCGGCGAGCAGCGCATCAGTCATTGCAATATGCGTAATGCCGCACGCATTCAAGATAAATGATACGATAACCAGTAAAATACCAACTCCCGCCATAATGTTGGACACGGTTTTCATGCTGATTTCCTTTTTTGCTTCTGCTTGTTGTTCCACAATGCTACCTCCGTTATGGGTTTTTATTTTGTGAAGCTGTGATACCTCCAGCCGCTTCATAAGGTCTTTAAAAGTAAGCGATATACTTAAAAGCTACTTTGTTCGCTGCGTTAGATTACGCTTCCTTGCACGGATAACGTGCCTACAATTTCGTCTCCGGCTTGTACGCCGTGCGCTTTGAGTGTTTGATTGAAAAGTTCCAAGTCTTTGGATGAGAGAATGAAGCAGCCCGCGCTCCATGCGTAGGTTGTGTCTGCTCCTTTTGAAAATGAGAACCGATCATGTATGAGCCAGCGCCCGGTCTGATAGCCGCCTTTCGTAGTCTGCATCGCGTTATGATCTATTCTTTGCCCGTCAATATCGACCGTCTGCGTAATAGCGTGGATTTGTCCGTGGAATTTCCGCGGAGGCACGAAGCAGCGCACGGTAAAATCTCCGGCGGCAATGCTGTCTCCGTAAGAAACGGTATCGCCGGGCAGCATATCACCGAAGCAATAATTTGCAACGCTCTGACATTTGCATTTGAAAAGCTCCGTATCATCATTCAGCAAAATGAAATCGTCGAGGCTATTATTTTTCCAGTTATTTGAAAAGCTATCAGGTTTATCCGGTTGGGCTTTGAAATCATAGGATTCTACATACCGGATTATGTGAAGATGCAACATAGTAAGGCTCCTTATTTTGTCAGTCATGTAAGAGCCTAGTATTTTTTTATATTGAATATCAGATAATGATTATTAAAAAGAAGCAGTTTTTTTTACAATAATTTACAAGAAAATACCGGTCATTTAATTACACCCTATGAAATCTCTCTTTCATATTTTTCCCATTAAATC